CACAATGAGCTTGGCTTTTTCCAACTCAAACTTGGCCTTATCCAGCTCAATAGTTGCCATTTCCTTCTGCGCTTTAATCTCAAGCTCTTGCTTCCGCAAATTAAGCTCTTCCCTCTGAATGATGTTCAGCGGATCTTGCTCTTCCTGCGCCTGCTGTTCCTGCGCCGCCTCGGCCTGATTCTTCTGCTGTAGCTGAGAAGAGGCTTGAGCAACCAACCGTGACAGTGAGACCTCGACCTCTTCCGGAAGCTGTTGGTCTTCTGGAGGCAGGGCAACGCCCAACTGCTCTTCAATCTGCTTGCGATAAAGAAACGCAATATGTTCAGCGATATGCGCCGCGCCTGCCGCCATCATGGTTTGGGCATTCGGGTTCTGCTGCATTAGCTCTTGGAGTTTCGGATCTTGCGCAAACGCCATGTGCGTCTGGATGTGCGCTTCGTGGTCTTGGTACATGAACGCCTTGACGGGTTTACCTCGAAGCACGTTCATATTTTCCGAAACTGGATCTTCAGGCTTGACCTCATCCTTGTTGGGCAACACTTTGCCGATATTCTTAACCCCCAACGCCTCCAGCATCTGACGATGCAACTCCTGCATGTCATACATTTGCGGCGAAGACTGAGCTAACTGCATCACCGCCTGATACTGCACAACCTTCTGCGCCATGGTGCTGGAGTTCGGATCTGACACGGGGATAACCTCCACCATGTCGTAATCCCCCTGCTTGGCCTTGCGTCCACCCTCGCTGGGCTCGTAGTCATACATCTTCGGCGTAAAGTCACGAATCAGCGACGACAACAGCCGAAACTCACGCTTCATTGCGTAATGAATGCGCGCCTGCACAGAAGTCATAACCTTCAGTGTGCGTTCCAAAATAGCCAGTGTGGTGCCTACAGGAGACTGCGAGGACATATCCGACACCTTGAGATCGGAAGTCGAAGCGAACTTGCGTCCCTCCTCCACGATAGTCCCAAGAAGCTGATACAACGTCTGACTCGGCTCCTTGTACGGCAGCGTCATGATGTTGTCTTTGATAGTCCCGCTCGCTACGTCTACATCGCGGAATTCTCCCGGGGAGATGGGAGTGTCGTCTCCTTTAATCCGCATACCTCGGGTTTTAAACCCTCCGGGCAAATTCGAGAGAGTACCGGCATCAACCAGTTGACGGATAAGAGAAGTGCCAGATTTAGCAAAGCTGCCAAGAAGATGCACAAGACCAAACGCATAGAAGCCAAACCCCGGAATGTATGGATAGTGGACGAAATGCTCCCGCTTTTGTTTCTTCTCGTCATCGGGAGCCCAATTACGATAAATCGAAAGGATGGTTTCGGTCGTCTTCTCTATGGTCACCACGTAAGGCAACGCAACGCCGTCTTGTTCCTCGTCCTTAGCTTCCTCGTCACTCTCCTCATAATCGGCCAGATTGAGGTCAACGTGCATCTCTAGAATCTTAAATCGATCATCGGAAGTGGCAGAGAACCCCATATTTTCCGCAATCTTCTTCTCAACCTCATCCAAGTCACCTTTGCGTGGCTCGCCCAAATCAACATCTCGATAGAAGCCCGCAACCTGAAGTTTGCGAATTTCATTCTTCGATTTCCTCATCACGTGCGTGATACGTTCAGCGGTTTCCAAATTAGACGCGCCATACGGCACTACGAGATCTTCCGCAGGGACATACAACGCAACTTGCCGCTCAAGTGCTGAGTCGTAGTAAATTTTCTTGAACGCATTCCCCGCAAGCCCCAACCCCCACAGCAGCCGCTCATGCTCCGGGCGATACTCCGTCATCACCTCTGTAAGCTGGAAATTCATATCCTCGGTGACGTTTTGTGCTGCGCGTTTCTTAGCCGGAGTCTCTTTACCGATAATCTTCGCCTTGACCGGACCCCCGGCAGGGAACGTCTCCATGATGGTCTCGGACTGAAACTTTACGAGCGCCTCGGACATCAGCGGATGAAACACCCCGCACGCACCAGACCACGGCTCTGTCCGTTTCTCGATCTTTAGTCCTAGCAACTCCAACCCGTCGATGTAGGTCTGGAGCCAGTCCTTGCGCGAAGAAAGATCTCCTTCAAAATCCTCAAGTAGGTCGGAAGCAAGCGTGGACAACACAGAATCGGACATCCGCTCCGCTAAATTCTCAAAGAACTCGCTGTCCTTATCCTCTTCGTCAATCTTGGGAATGCCCAACAACTCATCCAAATCAAGCTCGGCCTCCGACTCCTCCTCTACTTCCTCGTCAGGGAGGCGACTTCCGTCGTCTACGATCTCTACTTGAAGCTCCGGGGTATCGTTCTCGTCACGCTCGGCCATGAATTTTTCCTCTTAGTAATACGGTTTTCTGTTGGGGTTTCTGTACCGCCAGTCCAAGCCTTCGTCGGGTTCATCCAACACAGACCGGACATACCCTCCCTTACGAAACCGCGCTAACGCCATCGAAACTGAGTCCACGTAATCGTCATGCTCCCCCGCAGGAAATGACGCCACTTCCTCCACCACCTCTTCAGCCCACCGGGTTTCCGGAGTCCAGACTCTACCAGAAGCAAAGATGTCAGAAACTGCGTTTAGCCGAGATATCTTGTCGTTTCCTTTAGTTGGCGTGAACTCCTGCACTGGAATACCCATGGACCGAAGCTCATAAATAAGTGGGGCACCGCTTGCCTTCTTTTCGATAATCACACCGTCTGGTTCCCACTCTTTATATTGATCAAGAACCAACCGCTTTAGTTCGGGGAATTCTAGTCGGTCACGGAAAGCGTTAAGAAGAATTATGTTTGCTTGAGGCATTCCTCTTTCTTCTTTCCTAACCTCCCAATCACTCCCGTCATCGTCCAAATAAAAAACTCCCCAAATAGTGCAGGCACTATAGTCCGCTCTGTTATGCTTCTCAAATGCTGTATCCCAAGACATCAGAATAAATTCGCACGGAGGAGGAGTTTCTTTTTCCCAAACCCGCCACCACTCTCTTTTGATAATTGCCGACGCTTCGCTCGTCGGGTCCTGCATGTACTGGGCAGACCACTTGGGGAACGGTAGCTCGTTTCGGAGGACTTCCAATTCTTCAAGCGGCCAAAACTCTGGCCAGAGGGGGTTTCCCGAAGGTAAAATGGCAGGGAAGTCGATCACTTCCCACTCCTCACCGTCTCTCAACGCGGCGGCTTTCAAGACTTGCGCAGTCAAGTCGCGCTTGGACCACCTCGTCATAACAATGACAATAGCGCCACCCGGTTGTAGACGCTGCCTTGGTCCCGAGGTGTACCACTCGTACACCTTGTCGTAGACTTCCGGATTCGATTCGGCGATTGTCGCCTCTTGTTCTGAGTGTGGATCGTCAATAATAAGGAGATCTGCGCCCTTACCGGTCACCGCACCCCCGACACCGATAGCGAAATAGTCGCCTCCTTTGCTGGTATTCCATCTTCCTGCCGCTTTTGAGTCCACTTGCAGCACGGTATTGGGAAAAATCTCGCGATAACGGTCCTCATCGACCAAATTTCGGACTTTTCGACCAAAATTAACTGCCAATTCGGCAGTGTGAGAGGTTTGGATGACCTTTTTCTCGGGAAATTTGCCCAAAAACCATGCTGGAAGCAGGTAGGAGGCGAATTCTGACTTCGTATGCCGGGGCGGCATATTAATAATGAGTCGTTTCACCTCTCCCCGAGCCACTCTCTCGAACGCACGAGCCATTTTTGCGTGATGCCGACCGGAAATGAATTCCGGCCACATGGCTTTAACGAAAACTAGAAATTCATCCGACGCTCTTTGCTTAGCAACTGCTTTTTCGTACCGCTCCAAATCAATTAAAATAGAGCGTTTATCTGCTTCAGATAAAGAAGAAAGGTTATTCAGCAGTGTATTTATCTCTGCTGGAGTTAAATTTAACTCCGCGTTAGTGATCTTCTTGTGCTTCGTCTGCAACATAATCTATATCTTCTTCTTTTGCTACCTCAATCACTTCTTCAGTATCTTCTATTTCCTCGTCGTTAACTAGCTCTGCATCTTGTATGTCTATGTTTCCTCGACCTAGCAAACGATTAAGTTTTTCTTTGATAGAGTGCTCAATCTGCGCCGGAGAAGTCGCTGTAATAGTGATTTCGCTCTTCTCTACAAACAACCCAACATCAGAAATCTTACCTAGCAGCTCCAGAGCTTTTAGCTCGCTCTTGGTATCCCCGCAGCTCGAAAGTTCTATGAGCCTGTTTGTGACGTAGGTCCGCAACTGCGCTACATCTTTTACTACCTGCCGGTCGTACTCATCTAATAGGGCGGTCAACTTGACTGCCGCAGCGGTAGATACCCCTGCCGTGGAAGACACCTTTTTACTAGGCACCACTACAGGCGGAGGCACGTACCCCCGAGGGAAGATACTGTTCTCTCCTATCTTATCTATAGCGTCCTGCACAGAAGAATTGAAACTCTGTAGCAGCTCTAAGGGAGTTGCTTCTTCGCATTCTCCTGCCGTGGGCATCCCCCACGACATTAGTAGGTGCGTTGTGTAGGCAATAATTCTAGCAACTTCTTCCGCCCCGCGTTTGTCCTTCCGTTTCCCCGCTTTCCGCACATCGTCTTCTACAGCATTGATGTTGTAGTCGTCATCGTATTCTGCTTCATGCAGATCCAAGGCAACTAAGAATGTGGGAGTCACTGAAACGTGACCGGGGGTAATTAATGAGTTCATAGAGTTTTGATATGTCCGTTTGCGCGAAAAATACAGCAAAAACAAATGCAGAAAAAGGGGGGATGGTATATGGGAACCCATTTAGAAAAATGAAGGGGTGGTATATGGGAACCCATTTAGAAAAATGAAGGGGGGTGTTTCTGGATTTGGAAAATGAAGATTGACTGAGCAAATTAGTATTACGTATAGATCGCGGGACTCCTAAACCGATTTCGGGGGGTGGGGGTCGCCCTGCGGCCAGCTTGACATTGTTCAGGGATTCTGGTCTAATGATTCCACGTCGCAACAATCAACAGCGCACCAGCGGCGGGTGCAGGAGTATATGATATGAACGGTTCTGATGTTCTGGTGGCGGCCCGTGAAGCGGCAATCGCGTTTGCTGATCCTTCAGTAGTGAAGGCTGGCAGTGTAGTCGATAAGGCAGTCTCGAAGGTGGCGCACGCACTAGTGGCGGCGCTAGGCGATAAGCCTGACGCGCCTACGGTAAAAGCGCTTCGGGATGCTTTTGTCGGGCCTGCTAGATTCACGGAAGGCAAGGAAACTATGGGCTTTGGCGCTTACGTGATGGCACGGTCCACAATGAAGGGCGAACACGCGCTGTTCGCAGTCGAGAAATCGAGCGGCAAAGATGGTGTTGAGAAGATCACGCATAGGCTTACCGTGACGGGCGAAGAAGCACGGAAACGAGCGCAGGAATTGGTTTCCAAAACACTGCGCCAGTGTGGGTGGACTACCCGATCCCCGGGGGCCGGACGGCCTAAGGTGGTGTATGTCTGCCCATGCTGTGAGGCTAAGCTTAACCTGATCGAAGATGCCAGCACGAAAAAGAAAGCGCTGGCTGAGATCGAACAGGCATGATTGAGACCTTGATTGTGCTGGTGATGCTGGTAGTGATACTGGCATCCCATCGATAACCCACCTGACCCCGGGGCCGCAAGGCTCCGGGGTAACCTAAAGGAACAACACGATGAAGATCGAAGTTATCAAAAACGAGGTTTATATCAACGACGCATCGGTCGGAGAAGTCTGCGAGTCAGCAATTCAGGTTCTCAAGCACGCAGCCGTCCACTACCACGCATCGATGTACATCGACGGTTGCCTCATCGATCTCCCATACCACAAAGACTCTGACGACATCGAGAAGTGGACCGAGTAAATCATGAATAATCCTATCCTTAGCGTGACTGTTACTAATGAAAATGGTTTTCAACTAAAATTCAGAATTAAACTGATCGATTTACTTTTCACTAACCCTTTTCTGCGCGCGCCTGAGTTCCTCGAAGAATTAGCAAACACTGGGGAAGCTTGGCTGCAATCGGGCGCCATTGCCAAAGTAGTCGACCGATAACCCACCTGACCCCGGGGCCGCAAGGCTCCGGGGTTTTTTTATGCCTGCGGTTAGGGAACTGGTTAGGAATGGCTCCGGGCTGCGGCCACATGGTCCACGCGGTGCTACTCGGTCTCCGCACTTACGGCGTACATCTCCGCCACAAGGTCAGCGTCGGCGGCGTCGCCACAAGGTCAGCCTCGCATTACACGGCTGCACGTCTTAATAACGCGGTAAATAAGCCTAATTAACCCGATAAATAAGCCTAATTAACGCGGTTAATTACGCTACAACACTTCGAACACTAAATACCACGTTTAATTACGCTACAACGTCGCACCAGTTCCACGAGGTCAACGGCGCAACGGTGTCGGCGGAGTCCTACAGATTGCTAGGAATGATATTGTAGGTGTAGTCCTACAGCGTCTGCCGAGTACACGCAGCGAACATTCTGTTCGAAATCAACGATGTACGAATTTTCCTAAATGTTCTTTTCATGTTCCATCCCAAGTGCATGATGTTCCACATGTTCTTTTTGTTCCGCGTTTTAAAAATACACACACAGGGGAAAAGGCACGAAAAAATCCTAATATACCCTTTACAATGTTAAGTTAGTTAGTATTATTATGTTATATGTAAGGAAGAACATGAGCACAGGCGCACTTATCCACAGGAGCGCCTTTTTTTCCGTTTTCCTCCGTGTGTGTATTTTTAAAACGCGGAACATTTGGAACACGTGGAACATCAAGCACTTACGACGGAACATGAAAAGAACATTTACGGTTTTTTGGAACATCGTTGATTTATAACAGGTTTTTTCGACCCCCGCCCACGGCCCCACATTCTGCTAATTAAGTCAATCAAACACACAAAGATAACCCAACAAATAAAGCTAATAACAAAAACTTGACTTTACTATACAGACATGTTATACTACGAACGTAGGTTGAAATTGAAGAGTAAATAAACAGTAAATAAAGCGTTAATTAAAAGTAAATAACGCAGTAAATAAAGGAGTAAATACATGATCCAAGACATCATCCAGAAAACGAACCAGACCATGGCTCTTGAGCTGGACGAGAACTTCACAGCGGTTGAACCAAGCCAACTGGGTCTAGACGATATGTCACCTCCATGGATCTACCTCTCGGATGAGGGAATCGTAGTCCACAAGAATGATGACGGGATGCTGAACTACTACGGTGGCTTTGAGTACGTAGACAAGAAGAACCGTTACGAGCTGGGCGACTGGGTTTTCTACTCAAGGAACGACGAGTACCTCGACTCCATCTACGAGCGCTGGGAATCTCTGAAACATGCGTGGTTCCGTGCAACGAATGATAAATAAACGAGTAAATAACGCAGTAAATAAAGGAGTAAATAAATGAGCAAATACCGCTGCAAAATTCTGGAGATGATGGACGAGGGACTCGCCGACCCGACGACGTTGGTCGAGGCACTTGTGGGCTGGCTGTCGGAGGCCGACGCGAAGGAGTTCTACGAGATGTACTTTGGGGAAGAGGAAGGAGAGGAGTAAGCCATGAGCAACGAAGCAATGCCGTTTTCCGTTTGGTGGATCAACGACGCGGGCGAGTACAACGCGCGTGGGTATCGTTCGCAACGTGCCGCTGTGCGTGTGTACAACCAGTTCCGTCGGTCGCGGGAGTTCCGGGAGTGCGGATGGGAGACCACCGATAGACAGCATGCGTGGTTCCGCGCAACGGATGATAAATAAACGAGTAAATAAGGGGCAAAACCAATGACCGAAAATAAATACGACACACACCGGCATACCGCGTGGCATACGGGAAAGATGTGCAAGTGCGGGACTTGTTACTGCTGCGAAGTTTATCGGAGTACGCCGATTGCGCCGATGTCGGACGCCGATGCGTTGATCGCAGATAGGAACGAGCAGAATCGGCGCTCCGCCGACTCATGGAATTCTTACATGTACGCTCGACTCAACAACGGCTAAATAACAAGTAAATAAGGAGCAAAACCAATGCAAACATTTATCCCATACAAGTCTTTCACACAATCCGCGCGGGCACTGGACTGGCGTCGGCTGGGCAAGCAGCGCGTGGAGGCGAAGCAGATACTCACGTGCCTAGAGTCTGGACGCACGACAGGATGGAGGAATCATCCGGCGGTGCGGATGTGGCAAGGCTACGAGAACACGCTCGCCCGCTACGGGCTCGCTATGTGCAACGAGTGGAGGCGACGCGGGTACAGAGACACGCTTACAGC